TTCAGATTTACTCGATCCTTTAACATTCAAAGAACGAACTGAAGGTACTGGGCGCGGCGATTTTTCTTTTAGAAAACCTGTTACGGGAATGACCGCTTTCATGGGAAATGACCGAACTGAAGTTTTGGCGGTTTTTACAGAAGAGCGCAGCGAGATTCTTCAGTCTGGAATTAGAAATCGGACGCAGTGGTCTACAGCCGCAAATTTTCAATCGATTTTGTTTCCTAGTACTGGTTGCGTTGCTGGAAGAAGTATTGTGTTTCAAGCAGGTTTGATGTGGTGGTATAGCGACGGCGGTCTCGTAGCATCTGATGCGGTGGCTTCATCTCAATTAACTAGTCAAGTTAATTTTAAAGACGCTGAGATGGCTTTTTCAAAACAGTTTTTGTTTGAAGACCAAAGCGGAGTATGCGGAATAAGTTTTGAAAATTATTTGCTAATGTCCATGCCAGTAGGACAAAGCCTGAACTCAGAAACTTTCGTACTCGACTATGCCACGATGTCAGAGTCTACCTCTGATAAAATTCCTTCGTGGTCTAGTTCATGGACAGGAATCCGACCAATTCAGTGGGTTTCGGCATCGATCAACAACCGTAAACGAGCTTTTGCTGCATCCGTTGACTACACAGCACTTTCAGATGGAAGTCATAACCACGTTTGGGAAGCTTTCATTCCTGAGCGCCAAGATACATTTTTTGAGCTAGATAGTGATTTTACGTTAACAGAATACACCCAGCCGATTTATTGCGAGTTTGAGACGCGAATGCTTGGCGACGGCCAAGACTTAAAAATCTTCCGGTATGCTGAAGTAGATTTGTTAGAATTAGCCGGCGACGTTAATATGCAGATTGATTACCGCGGACGGCGCGGATCTTATAAGTCGATTTTATGCAAGAAAATTATTTCGCCTACTAGTATCGCGACTTCTGGAGCGATAATTTCGGATTCAGAGGCAGCGTCATTAGGAACACTGCGCCGACAACACCGCCGAGTTCTAACTGGAGACTCAGATCCGACTTTTGGCTGCCCGACTTGCGAGTCTGAATACTCTGAAAATATAGATAAGGCTTTTTCATTTTTAATTCGGTGGTGCGGTGAGGCCGGAGTAGAATCTTTGCGCATATTCATGGATGCTATGCCGGAAACTTCTTCTGGAAAGTGTGATTCAGATGAAGCAAGCGTGTGCATTGTTGATGAAATTGGCCAAAACCACGAGTACGAAAGAAGTTCAGACTTTATACCGCTAGAAGATCTTTACCAGGCAACTATTATTCGTGAATTTACGGCATCCGCGACATATACGGCTTCGGATACTTGCGGAGCCGGATCAATCACAGGCCCTATATCAGTTACGGCAATTTCAACCTATACCTCAAAAATTTCGCAAACAGACGCAGAAGAAAAAGCTTTGCAAGCGGCCACGACATCAGCACAAAGCCAAGTGGCTTACCAAAGAAGCTTAAATCCTTGCACTTGGCAGTCGACTCAGTCTTTCACTAAGACTTGCGATTCTAACTTAAATGCACCCGCGCGTAAGACGCTAACCTTTGTTTCTAGCCGTTATGTCGTGGGCGGGGATTTTTGGCTAGACCAAGCGACTTCGCAAGGTAAGATAACCAGTAAAACTATGGATGGCTTTAGGGAGTTAGACTGGGTTGTCCAAAATGGATTTCTTAATACGCCTTCAAACGAGCCTTCGGCAAATACAGTTCGTTGTTTATTTATTCGGGCTGGCACAACTGATAAAATCGTAGTCGCCGGCGTTTTTTCGCAGTACACTAATCAACCCAGAAACAACGTAGCTCAGCTTTTACTCGACGGCGAGATAGATCCATCAGTTTCTTTTGGGCAAGGCGTCCAGTGCGCGTCTATAGCGGGCCCGGCGCAAGTTTTAGCTGGATCAAACTACCCGACGAATAGAGAAATCTCGGTCATTCAATTTCAATCTAATAACATAGTCTTTGGTCAATCTACTCCTTTTGTAGACATACACGATCAAACAGGAGCAGTTAGATTTTGGGCATCAATGTCGGCGACGGCTCAGATCGCTACGGTTTCGGTAAATTCCGTGTCAGGTATTGCAGGAAAGCATTTTGTTCTCGACAGCGGAAGCGGATTAAGCCCGGGCACACGCGTTTACATGGATGACGGCGTCACCCCTATCCCGTTTTGGTCCGGTCCTACGATTTTAGTGTCGATTGGTGTAGAACCGCCTCCATATACTACTTCGGGCGTAGCTGGGCTAATTGCGTCGGCAGTCGACGCGGAAGCTAGTTTTATAGCGACAGTTTCTGGATCTACGGTAACGATAACATCAGCTTCAGCTGGATCCCGCCAGTCTCCAACGACCCCGCATCCCGCAAACTTTGGAATTTCCGTCACACAACCTGGATTTAATGCGCGCACAGCTCCTTCTACGCCGTCTGGAGGAAGACTAGTTAGCGTATCCACTGTACTGGCGGATACCTCTGTAAACTTAAATGCAAAATTCCGTACTGCCATCAATAACGACATTAACTTCGACGCAGTTTCTGCAAACTATCCCCCAATTACTGGAACTGACGCCGTTTACGCCACTTGCTCTTTGGCTGGTCCTAGAACTGCCGCGTCGTCGCAAACGTCTGGAGTTTTTGCGCAAAGGCACGTCGCTGGCCAAAACAATTCTATAGTGCTCGCCGGACGATTTGATCGAGCTATAACTTCCGACCTTGCTACGGGTGGAGTAGCGCATATTGCGCGGATCCGTTCCGATAATACGCTAGACCCAACTTTCAACACTAAAGACTACCTAGGCGCGTCTTGGTGTAATCGCGTTATCGCCGCTGCGGTCATTACGAATTTAAGTTCTGAACATCTTGGAAAAATCGTGGTTTTGATCTCCGAAACGTCTGGGAATCAAATTTCGCTTTTACGCTTGAATACAGACGGGTCTCAAGATTCTTCTTTTACCAAAACTACTATTACGCAAACAGGAACTTTCCAGGAGATCGGCTGCGTCATACTAGATCCGCAAGGTACCGCGACATCAGGCTATATCGTCTCTTTCCCAGGCTTTAACTCTAATAGGCACGTGGCTAGAGTGACTACTACCGGTGCCATCGACACGACTTTCAACGTAGGCACCGGATTAAACTCGGCGGCCATGTGCGCGGTAGCAAATCCCATAAACAATGAAGTCTACTTCGGCGGGGCTTTTACTACGTATAACGGGGTAGCGGTAAATCGCATCGTTTGCGTCTCGGTCAACGGCACTCGAGACACGGCGTTTAATGCTTCTGCGTTTAACTCAGGAGCAGAAATATACGATCTTGACTTCTCATCTCAAAGTGGTTCCCCTGTCTTGGCCGTTAGCGGAAATTTTTCTTCATACGGCGGAAATACAGCTGCGAAAAACTGGATGAAAATCAACGGGAATACCGGCGCATTGCTTCCGTCAACTCAGTCTTTTACGGCTTCGGCGACAGTTCAAAGTACATCTTCGCAAAACGACGCCGATCAACTGGCACTTATCGAAGCTACACAAGCGGCCAATGCCGCTTTACCTTGCACATAATCCTATGCCTAGCGCCGAAGATGTCATCGTAAAACGAGATTCTTATTTTGGAGCTTTTATTAGCCCATTCTCAGACAAGCCGCCGATTTCATTTTATTCGTCGATTAGCATACCTCGATCTAAAAATCCCAATGATTGCGTCAAGTGCGCTTTGCCGAACATCTCTGAAAAATTTTTAGAAGAGTTCATCTACGAGTTGTCGCAAACTAAGCGGAATGCTGGAGTGTCCGCCATCGTTCCAACGCCGTAAATTTATTTTCTATGCGCGACACAACTAAATTCGTAGAAATAAACCCCTATTCCGATGATTTTAAGCGGATGCAGCAATTTGCTAAGACGTTCAACCACGAAGTCAGCGTCCGTAGAAATGCTAAGCTATTTGCTTTTGAGAGAGGAGAAAAAACTTTCGGGTACGCAGATATTTTTTATTTGCCCATTGCTTTCCCGGCATTTCATCCGGAAGTATGCACGCCTAGAGGAGTTATCGAAGTCATTCAAGGTTGGAAAACGCATTGTGAGTTTAACCATGGCGGAGAAGGTTTAATTGCGGTTCCTCTTGACGAGACGCGCGCTACCTTTCCTAAGGAGATGATTGAAAAAGCCGGATATGCTAAGATGAATCGAGAGATTTACGAATTAACTGAAGGAGCTTAATAATAAAATTTATGGGAGGAGGAACACCAAGCGT